ACAATGTACCAGCGGGGGCAATCTACGCACCGTTTGTATTCTACGACTCTCCACATTACGGGATATTGCAGATTCATAATTTTGACATTGATAAGTTTCGTAACGAACAAGCGTTTGTCGAATCGTTTACAATTCCAGAATTTACGCCCGATACGTTCGTCAACCGCATCAATCGGTCGGTTTTTACACACGAAATGTGGTTAAAAAGTCTCCCAAAATTGGAATACTTCTGGTGGGATACAGACAAGCGGAAATGGGTACGTCATTACAATCAAATATTCATAATTCCCGCATGGGAAATTTAAATGCCATCATTCACCATTAAAATATCATACGATGTTAAACATCCGCACAATTATCAACGTCGCCAAATCCCAACAACGTCAAGTTCAAATCGGGACACATGACGGCATTTTCCACGCTGACGAAGTATTTGCAATCGCCATGATTGCCGATGCGTGCAACGCACTTGGAGCCGAATACACCGTAACTCGCACACGAAATCCAGAAATTCTCGCTGGCTGTGACCTGCGGGTCGATGTGGGCGGAAAATACTGTCCGGAAACGGGCGACTTCGACCACCATCAAGACGCGTCACTACCGGCATCGTGTAACCTCGTATGGGACGATATTGCCGAGGAAGAAATCAAGCAATATGCACTCGATACGCTACTCAACCCGATTAGTGGACTGGACTGCAATTTCACAAAATTCTCGTCCGAAAACCCGATAGGCATTTACAAAACCGTTGGACAGGCCATTATGGATTTTAACGACATTGATGGTGACCAGAATTTTGCATTTCATAGTGCATTATCCACTGCCTCGGTTATACTTGGCAATACAATCAGAAAGGCGTACCAGCACAACGCCAACATACAAATTATTAAGTCTGGTACACCGGTAGGTGAATTTGGGCTGGAATTGTCCAAAGCCATATCATACAACGAATATCGTGACGAAATTGGGTATCGCCACATCCTTGTATATCCAGACCCGGTAAGTGGATGGTGCGTCGTATCACTTGATACAAATCAAACCAATCTATCTTCCTCGCAAGAATTATTCGGTGCAGTATTTGCCCATAAAGCCGGGTTCTTCGCCAAATTCGATTCGCGGGAAACTGCGGTTAAATGTGCCGCAGAATGGTCCGAATCACGGTCGCAAGAAATTGACCAATGGGCAGTATGCCATAATGGCGGGAATGGAGCACGGACGAATTAATTTACAATATCACAAACAAACCCACCGATCATGTATTTGGTCGATGGGTTTGTTTTTTTATTGACCTTCAAAAACAGAAAGCGGCGTACCAGTGCAGAACACCGGACGCCGCTTAACTGGACGGGGGAGGGGATTATGTGGTTACTTATTTTGTGACAAAATCTGCGAAGTGCGGGAGCCGTTCATACCACTTAGTAAAGTAGTGGCGACAATCACCACCGAACTAAACCACTTAGGCAATCCGATTCCATAATCGGGCATCGCTACCGATGCAGCCACAACCAAGGTACAAACGAGGAAAATGGCAAACGCAGCGACCGGATTCTTTTGCTTGAACTTGTCCCATAACCCGGCAATAAACAGAATTATAGTTGGGTTCACGGCGTACCCTCCGCCGGTTTACGCTCGAAAAAGAAACCCCAAATCGTAGTAGCAAAACTGACAATTACGAGAATAGACGCCCATAATTCATCGAGATTTTGTGATACATAGTCGATTAGACCAGTGTACTTTTCCAAGCCGATAAAGGCAAACAGTACACCAAGTGCGGTCAAGATATGTCGGATGATTGATTTTAAACTATCGGTCATAATTTGGTTGGGTTTAAATGTTAAGAGTATTCTGCATAGTCAAAGGCAACGGTCAAATCAACTTGAATCGCATCGTCCGTACCCCAGTCCATTTCACCCCACTTTACACCAGAGAAAAATGCACCGATCAGTTTCCATGTACCAACCGGCGTAGAGCCGTCCGGTGCAAGGATCATAATCTGCATATCGTGCTTGTATGTGGGTGCATATTGGTCAGTCGCACCGGGTACTTGCTGGTGCTCCTGCAAATATTGCCAAAACTGGGTTGCAGTGATGTTTTCAAATTGGTAGCAGGACATCGTTAGATCGTCCCACCGGGTCTTACCCTTTACCTTAAAGTATGCGTTGATGTGCTCGATTGTCACCGGATTGTTTTCAAATCCGGGCTGTTGAGCAGACCGAGCGTAAAATTGGGCACCGGGCAGTTTTGAAGTCGTTACTTGGTAACGGAACTGTAAACTGGGGTGGTACGCTTCTGGTACGACTACACGTGGCATTAATTCATTCCTCTTTTTTCTTTATTGACCTTTACACATACATTAGTAATCAGCATCATCAAAACTGGTACGAAATAATTTATTCAGTACAGGAACGAGGCGGCGGCGTTCAGTATGTGCATTGGCATCTGTCAACGCATCTAGATATATTTTAGTGATAAGTTCAGCATCCCATTTAGCATGGGACGCTAAAGTAGTAGCCATACTGGAATTTTCTTCCTCTTTCAAAAGTTTAACAATTTTTCGAAGACCTGATTCTTGTAGATTTGATAGTTTTTTCATTTGCTTTTATGTCCTTTTACTTGTCTGCATCAGCAGGGAACAACGCACCGGTCGGCATGATTACAAAGTCAACGATGATGAATTCAGCCGTTTTTGCTGGCTTCAAGTAAATCTGACAACGCATCTCGTTGCGGTCTATCACGTCCGGGGTGTTGTTACGCTCATCTATAATTATCCGGTAGTCGTACAAACCTTGCTGGTTCTGAACGCGACGGAAATAAGGCTCAACTAATTCAATGAAGCGGGCACGCGTCTCAACCGTGTTGTTCTCAAACACCAGATATTTGGTCTGGTAAGCAACGAAACGCTTGGCGTCAATCAGCAACCGGCGAACGTTAATGCGGTCAAGTGCCGAACGCTTCTTCTGTAAGGTCTTTTGACCCCAAACCGTGATACCTTGACGCGGGAACGATGCAATCGGATTCACCGACTTCAGATACAGATTATCGCGATCATTTTGCGTCATCAGTCGTTCAGTCTGAACAACCGTATCAAGTACACCGCGATTCAAACCGGCCGGAGCGTACCACGGATGTGCAACCAAGTCGTTGAACGAATACACAGCGGAAACTACGCATGATGGCGGTACCCAGACGTTGCGACCGAGGTCGGCATCTGGCATTTGGCACCACGGGTAGTACATGGCCGCATAGTTCGTATTGCGGGCTTCGGCGGCAATTTGTGCCTGTCCAACCGTCGAACCTTTATACGTCGGGTCAATGACATAAAAAATATCACCACGATCTTCGCACATATTGATACCACGGGTAACAATAGACGAGTGTCCAGTTAAGTTATCAATCAAGCCCGGCGTGAACAACACGTTCACATCGAATTGGTCTTTGTTCGACAAAATATCGATAGCATCTTGGTATGCCGTTTGACCCCACGATCCAGAACCCGGGTTGAAGCCTTGTGTATTTGTAGCTACGATATTTTCATACATAGCACGCGGGTGATTCACATTGCCTTCATTACCGAATCCAAACGTGCCGGATGCAGCCTGCGGCAAGGAGCCAGACAATGACGAATCTCGCAACGCACCAGCCTGATTCAGGTAGTTCAATGTATTACGCACACCTTCAACGCGAATAAAGCGGCTGCGGGACGGATACGAACCAGACCGCTCAAGATAAGGCTGACCACCGGAATCATAACGCAACGTGTACGTCATATCACCAATCACTTTCGTAATGTAGTTGGTGGTTTCCGGATCAAGGCTAAGTTGGCTGTACTGCTCAAGAATGATCTTGCGATCACTCATATCATCACCACGGCGGATATACAAGTCGAATACACCACGCACCGGGTCTACATTCGCAACTTCCCATCGGATGTTGTATGCGGAACCAGAAACAAGGATACCACCCGTTTGCTCATCAGCAGCAACGCCGGAGCCTGATTTGGCGGCGGAATTACGACCCGAGTTGGTGATTTCACCATCGGTAATCGCAACGATCTTGAACGCCATATCATTTGCACCGTATGATGCAGACGACGTGTTAGCCAACCAAGTCTGATATGAACTCGACGCCCATACATACGAATACGCGGCGGCATACCCTTGGTTCATAATGCGACATACAGTCATTACCTGACCATAACGCAAGTATTCCTGAACACAATAAGTAGTCAGATACTTGTAATTGCGGGCAACGGCACCTGAACCGGACGTGAACGTGTCACCATACCAGCGGATATATTCGCTATATGTCGATACCGGGGTTGGAATGAAGGCCGGGCCTCGGGAGGTTGGTCCGATTACAGCGGCACCAACAGCGGGTATCTCTAAGGGCAAAAATGAAAGATCAAATTCGCGTGTGTAGACACCGGCCGATAAAAATACATTTGAGTTAGCCAAAACTCATATCCTCGTAGTTGTTTTATTTTTTTATTGACCTTGACGTGGCCAATACCAATAAATATCTAAAAAAAAATCCAAACTAAAACCTTAAATTACGCTTACTATCAGATACCGGAACATCCGCTGAACTCCTACCCATACCGGGCCTGTTTGTATCAACTCCGGCCAAATCATCGGGTATAATCTGTTCGGTACCTTCCGATAGAAACTTGACCGTCTTGATCGAATACTGCTTTGCTATCTTGGACTGTTGATATTCATATTCCGACCTCAAGTACCCATCCACCTGCAACTGCATAGTGGACTTGATTATCCTATCTTCGCCGGGCATATTCGTATTATCGTGCGATACGTCCATCACTGTCGTGCGGAACTTGAAATAATCGCCCCAAACGTGACTGGACGCGTTCAATATAGGATGCACCAGATCATTCATCTGCTCGATCAAATCCGTCCACAATACAACGTCGTAAGTCACCCGGACATAATCCGGCATATCCACTAAGTAGTATTCAGTAGATTCGTCTCGCTGGTACTGTCCGGCAAGTCGATCCCACTTCATTCCAGAACGCTTCATCGGGTACATCTTGTACGTCGGATTGAACTTGTTCAGGTCGACAATCGGCAAGCGTTCGTCCGATGTGACGGTTGATCGACGCAATACGATTGCTGGAGCGACTGCCTTGTTAGTAGAATCCCGCATGAAGCCCTGTGAGCGTATCTGCGACCACTTCTCCGCATTTGCGAAGTATACTGGCACTGGAACCGAAGTGCCGCCATTCTCCCTTATACGCGGTCGTATGACCTCCGCTATGTGGTAGTGTATTGCATAGTCAATATCGTACAAGGTGATCTTTGGTACCTTTACGGTATCATCATCACGACGTATCTGATCCGCTCTATTGGTATCAGATATTCTACCTTGTTCGTATGGACGTATATCGGGTTTCATTTTGTGGTTAGGTCAATATGTTTATTTTATTGACCTTGTCTACTTTGCGTGTGGGTCTGGTGGTAATTTGTACTTTTTACGAATCGCGTTTATCTGTTTGGTTATCGGAATTATGTATCGATTATTAGCCATACCATACTCATCTTTGAGTCTGGCCATTTCTACTATATCTTCATCGGCTGCCTTATCTGTAAATTCATTACCTCCTACAAACCCGGCCAGATGTTTCTTTATATCATCAGCAGTCTTTCCTTTATATGTAGGAATATCTTGTTCGCTCAACTTTTTAACAATCTTACGAAGACCACTTTCTTGTAACGGTGTTAGTTTTTTCATTTTATTGACCTTTTTATAGATTTTTGGGTATGCGACCACTCGCCCTACCCGTATTGATTCCAGTTCTGGTTTCCACCAAATACAACTGACTAAGACGGGT